TAAAAGAAATATCAGATTATATTTCAAATACATACACAGAACATTATAGTACAACCAAAGATGGTTTCCAAGTACAAGATATGTTAAGACACCTTGGTATTGATAAAGACTTCTGTCAGGCCAATGCGATTAAGTATCTTGCGAGATATGGTAAAAAGAATGGTAAGAATAGAAAAGATTTATTAAAAGCAATTCACTATGTAGTTTTATTAATGAGTAGTGAAGACAATGATATGCTAGATGATGCAGAAGAAAATGAGATTGACGATATTGAAAATGATTATATAGAAAATGAAATGAAAAAGGAGGACACTAATGAGTAAAGTAGATACAGACGTTTATACGTTTAAAGATGATGTAGGTAAAAACCTATACAGAAAGAAAACATACTATACGCTTGTTGTTGAACAAGATGTATTGGCAAAAGATAAAGACGAGGCAGATAAGTTATTTTTAGATCACGGTGGTTTAGACCACGATAAAGTGACTAAAGATATGGCTCAAACAAGCGATGGTGTTGAGACTTATATTGTTGATGCCAACTATGTAGATTCAGATACCACAAAATATCTTGGTAAAGTAAAATATGATACCGATAACATCAATCAAACTTTAGAAGAGGCGGTTGAGGCAGAAGATATACATATTGATACTTGGGCTGCCGAAGATGAGCCACTTCAACTCACTAAAATTAAATTAGTAGATACTGGTACAAAAGAAGAATCAGATGTTGATGTTGCATTAAATTTAGAAGCAGAGAGTCAAAGAGGTAAATAATGAAATATCCTGAATTAGATATAAATGGTATGAAAACAGAATCAGATGTTTGTAATATGATTATTGATACCATTGATTCTGGTGATTTAGAATCTGCTAAAGATTATGTCAGCCAGTTTAAAGATTATTTACATAGTAAAGAACATGCTATACAACAACAAGACCCTAGACATAATCAGGAACCTTTGATGGTTACAGGATTAGAGAATTACTAATGAACGTAAATATAAAAAAGAAAACATTTTTATCTGCATATAATCAACTTAAATTAATGCATGATTTACAATTCCCTAATTATCAAAAAGGTGAACCTTTATATAACTTGGTTATGGAAATTAAGAGAGATTTAAAAAAACAAATGAGACAACCAAAGGTAAATGTTTGGAAAGAACTATTAGATTTCTGGCCACTATCAATCGTGGTACCTGTTATGTTGTTATCTATATTGTGGGGTGCATATGCCTTTTAGTCCTGTAGAAAAAAACTGGCGAAGTCAAAGAGAAATGATTGTACTAGAAAATGGTATTGAATATTTCCAAGTCAATGAATATAAAAATAGAGAGTGGACTAGATACAAGTTTAAAAGATATAGAGATGCGATTAAGAAGTTTAGAGATTTAAGAAATGAAGGTAATAGAAAAGTATTAATATTTGGTTGTTGGAAAGATTTCTGCACTGGATTAATTGATAGAAAGTATTATAGAAGATATGTCTAATCAAAGACCTGGAAAGATAGAAAAGAAGTTAGATAGAAATGGCGATATGCAAATCTATAAGTTTTTTAAGACCGCCGCCAAACTACTAAATGACGATGGTAAAGAAGACGAGGCATTTTACATGGAACAAATGGTAGACTATTTGAAATCTGGTAAACCTTTGCCTACGAGTGAAGAATCAATAATAAAGGCACTTGGATTATGACAACTTTAGGTTGTAATATATTGAAAAAAGGGTGTGATATAACCCTCGTAACTGGTGTGAAATCCTTGTCAGCGGGTCGCTATGCGAGAAAAAAACCAGTAAAATCAACGATTTTTAGGGGGTTGACAAATAAATCAATACCTGATACTATTATTGAATAAACTAACATAGGAGTAAACTACATTATGAAAATCACAAAAGAAATGATATTTGACCAATTCAAAGACGCAACTAAAAAAGACCAAAAGAAAAAGAAAGAGACGTTTACTAATAGAATTGAGTTTTTAAAGACTCTAAAAGATGATGTTCAAAAGAACCCTAAAAATTTTGATATATCAACTACTCAACAACAATTTCAAAATCTAATTGATGACTGGTCAAGTCCTAAACCAATAGACGCATTTTACAAAAGAGTATTCAATATGACTTTCGCAGAGAAGAAACAACAAGAAGAAATTGAGTATTTTACATATGAAAATGGTGAAAAAAAAGAAGTTACAAAATCTAATAAAGAAACACAATCAATACATTAAATCCTTAGGGGTTGATATTGATGTTGATACTGGTGAGATAAATTCTTCATTTGAAGGTTATCCGATGCCAGATTTATCTTGTAGGCCAAGTATACCTACAAGTGACAATATTTCAGGTACTACTACAAAACGCTACTACACCAACACTATACCTGAAGGTAAGACTATTAGTGTGGCGTATAACAAAGGTCCTTATATGGTTGTAGATGCTAAGGATTTTAAAACTATGGGAAAAAAAATATAATGTGGAATATGAAAAGTATGTTGTTATTTGTTGCATCAATAGTTGCAGTTATACTTATTTCAATGAGTATGGCCAATGCAGATGAGAAAACTATAACACCCAAAGAGTTTGCTACCACTATTAGTGAAGTACCATCAAAAGTAGGTAACTTTATTTCTAATGAGGTAGAGAAGACAAAAGCATATCAAATAAAAGTTTGGTCAGAGGCGAAAACAAAGTGGCCTTGGACAATGTTTAAAGGTAAAGATAATGAGTAATGGTGATTTTGTTTGTTCTAGTCCTAATGACGGAACACATTATTTTAGACCTGTGACTGCCAGAGCACAAACTTTCTGGCAGAAACAAAACTATAATAGATTTGTGGTAGATAATACAGAAGACTACTACATAGTAAAAAGTGTGGATAGTGAAAAGATTTGTAATGAGATTAGACAAAATAATATGGATTTTACTAGTTAGTTTATTTCTAACTAATTGTACGGCGACCAGAAGTAACGTAGGTGCAACTTTAGGTGCGACCACTACGACTGGTGTATGTGTTGAAATGGGTGTTAGTGATCCTTATGCGATTGCTGCGTGTGCAGTGACTGGCGCATTTGCTGGTGCAGAGATTATGTACAACTCAGATTACGATATACACAACGCAACCTTTGTAGATCATTTAAATCATAGTCCGCAAGGTTCTAGTTATACAAACTGGTTTAATAAAAAGACAGGTAATAGTGGTATCATACATACAACTAGATCATACAATAAAGGTCCTATTAAGTGTAAAGACTATCAAGCTTTTGTTGATATTACAAACAGATGGCCTTTAGTTGGTGTCGGTGGTGTAAATAGAAATACAATATTTGGTATCACTTGTCAAATGCCCGATGGTAAATGGGTAGAATGGAAGGGTAACTAATGCCACCATTTGATCCGAGAGTTTATATGAAATTAATGTTTTATAGTATTGTATTCATATTAGTGTGTACTTACTTATTTGCAAATGAAAATGGCGATCTATCAAAAGAGATATACCCAGTAGAGAACGTTAAAGTAATAGAAGTATTAGAGAAGATTGAACAACTGGAGAAAGACGGAGACAAGGTTTACTGGAATAAAATTACAGAGATTAAACCTAAAGATGCAGCAGATCAGTATTGTTATGTAAAAGTGATAATCAAAGAGAGTGATAATAAGATTATCAAAGAAGAAATTTTGGAGTGTGCAGATGGTAGAAGTAGAGTAGATGCGCCAACTTATTGGCAACTATTCGCAGAGTTTTATTATGCTGATATATACACACCAGAATACTGCCGAAAGTATAGTAGGTCAGGACACGCTTTTAAGACGCCAGGTAAAGTGTGTTTAACTAAAAATGGCGAATGGGAGGTTAAATGATTAAGAACTTAATCATAATCTCACTAGTTATTGTAATTGTGACAGGTATGTCAGGGGCTGAGTTTTTAGATCACATAGCGCTTGGACTTGACAAATTACAACAATTGGTATATAGTATCAAAAGTGAGGTAAATTTATAATGAACAAGTATGTGAAAGTAATGGGCGCTATAGCCCTAGGTCTTTTAGTTGCGAATTGTTCTAGTACGAACTATAAGATTAAGACAGAGAAGTCTAAAGTATTGAAAGAAGTACCTAAATGGTATGTTGATGACTTCTCACAAAAGAAGGCGTGTGGTAGAACTACATTTGGTAAAAACAAAAATAGAATGTGTATCTTTGGTAAAGGTACGGCGACATCACCAGACCTTCAATTGGCGATAGAGAAAGGTATGATGGTTGCGAAAGCAGAACTTGCCGATATTGTCAAAGGTGAAATGAACAAGTCATCTAAAATATTCATCACAGAACTAGGTAAAAATCATAATAAGACTACGGTGTCAGAGGTTGAGTCAACTATTGTAAACTTAATCAAAGAAACACCTGTTAGAGGTTATGAGATATTTGCCAAAGATATAACTATGACTAAAAATGGTTATTATAGAGTATGGATTGGTTTAAGATTACCAATGGGTGAATATAATAAGATGTATAATTTCACAATCGCAGAGGCTGTTGACGCTTACAACGTAAAAGAAAAAGCGAAGATCGCTTACGAAGAACTAATAGGTAAAGACGATGGAAATAATAATATACAGTAAAAACAATTGTGTGTTTTGTACCAAGGCGAAGCATTTAGTTAAGACGCTTGGCCTTGAGTATACAGAAAAGAAGATGGAAGAGTTTGATAGTCCACAGGCTATGTTAGAAGATATAGGTAAACAAGTTAGAACTATGCCACAAATTAAAATTGATGGTAAACTTGTCGGTGGTTATAATCAACTTGTAGAATACTTTGCAGATCAAGGAAAGGTAAACTTCAAAGGTGAGATCATTGACAAAGGATAAAGATTTATCTAATGTAATACCTTTTCCAAAAAATAGAATAGTGGAAAAGTCAACCACTGGTCCTAAGAAAGACCAAAAGTTTTTAGATGAACTACATAGACAACAGACAAAAGAGTTTGTTGAGACAAGTGTAGATGAGATTAGTATAAATCTATTAAAACGTTTCTATGATCTTGCTATTAAGACAGAGAAGCCATCATTTACAAAAGACTTGGCGATGTTGGTAGATGTAATGAGAGGTTTGATATATAGAGACTTTAATATGAAACACCCATCGCAAGTTTTATCAGAGAAGATGGTAGAGTTAAGAGTTTTAAAAGATGGTAGCCAGAGTGCTAGAATTAGTTATGACACATTTAAAAAAGGTAAAACAGTGCCTTTAAACCCAGAAGTCAAAGAAGAATTAAAAGATGGTCCAGGTATATTTGAACCAGAAGGGGACCTAGACAAATGAGAAATTCGTTAAGAATCGCCAGAGGTGGTCGTAAAATACTTTCAAACAACTCAAATATAAAAAGGAGTATATGTTATGTTTAAAACATTAACAAACTTATTTGCTAAAGACGAACTAGTAAAAGTTAAAACAGTAAAAAGAACTGCTGTTGAGACTAGAGGCAGAAAGTCTTTATCAAAAAAACAAAAAGTGTTAAACCTTTTATCAAAAGGTGATAACGTTGCTTGGTCTACAATCCAAAGCAGATTTGATTTAGAATCACCTAGATCAATGATTGACACTTTAAGAGCCGAAGGTTATATGATCTACGGTAACAGAGTCAATGGTAAGAAATACTACAGAATGGGCACGCCTACAAGAGCGATTGTCGCTGCTGGTATTAAAGCGTTGTACGGAACTCCGTTCAGATACAACAACCACAAGATT